CTATATTTTAAGCAGTACCCTCTGTTATTGTGCCTGTTAGCTGAAAAGTTGCTGAAAACCCTACTGCACCTGCAATATCTGGTGTTCTATCGTAAGCTGTCAAAATTGCTTTACCACTAGCCTTTGGATTTCCTCCGGTAGTTCCTATCGGATAGAACTCAAAATCAACTTCTGATCCTAGAATACCTGTTAAATAACCATTGACTGTTGCATCAAAGCTACCAGATAAGGTTATCGTACCATCAGTCAAACCAGATACGAAAGCCTTACTAGAATTTGAAAAAGCCGATACCTCTGCAACATCTGCTGTTCTTGATACTGCAACATCAGTTAAGACATTAGATATATCTCTTAATGTTCCTCCAGAATCATCAAACTTAAATGCTGCATTCTTTCCATGTGTAAATGTTGGCATTATTCTCCTTTATTATCCCTGTCCAAAACTAATAGCAACTGTAAAACTAGGAGTTGATCCTCCTATTGTTAAAACAGCTCTTGCATATCGTGCTGGATTGCTTGTACTTGTTTTATATTCAGATCCCACAGCAGTTTTCTGACTAAATGTTATGTAATCAGAAAATGATGCGTTATCTGCACTTGTTTGTATTTTGGCATCTAATGTCGGAGAAGTACCACTTGCTGCTGTTACATGCAAGACTGCTCCACCTCCATTAGTACCTGCTGCTCCAAAATCAACTGATGTTTCAGTTGATGTAGTAGTAAAAGCTGCTGGAGCAACCAGACTTTTACCATCAAAATTATCATCACTAAATTGAAAAGCTACTGCTACTGCAACAACTCCTGCAACATCTGCTGATCTATCATAAGATGTTTCTATAACTTTACCTAGAGTTGCTGGATTGCCTCTTGTATATCCTATCGGAGCTATTGAGAAAGCTGATCCTGAACTGCCTAACTGTGCTAAGTATTCTGTATTAGAATCTGGGCTTGAAGTTGTAAAGTAACCAGATGCAGTTGCAGTACCATCAGTTAAACCCGATATAAACGATTTTGCAGAACTTGAAAAAGTGCTTGTTTCATTTACATCTGCTGTAAGTGATACTGCTACATCAGTAAGTGTTGTACTTAAATTTGTATTATCAAGTAATACAACTGCATCTTTACCATGACTGAAAGTTGGCATTATTCAGTTACCTCCCAAGCCTCATTTTCAGGAGTTTCTGGATCATCTGCCTTAAAACTACCATCCTCATTTCTAGCTCTTTTTTTAGTTGTTTTATTTTTCTTTGCACTATCAAATTTTACTGCTGCATTATTCTTTATCAAACTTTTGGCGATTTTATCTGGAACATCTACAACATCTCCCGGCTCTACTCTTTTTTCTTCTTTGCCATCTGGATAATTACTTCCAACTAATATTTCTATTTTCATCCTATTACCTCAATATTAAATGTTACTCCGAGATAAGAAGTTCCCTGCGAAACTTCATATTCTCCATAATCTGTTGCTGATACCACTCTAGCAGACATTGCTGCACCTCCCAATGTTGGATCTCCCTCTATTGCAGCCTTTACACTTGATCCTCCACTACTTGCCAAAAAGGCATCTAGCGAATCTTGAGCACTTGCTGCATCAACTCTTTGAATATAAAGAATAACAGGAATCTCATAAGTATCTGCACCTCTTGCCATTGTTGTATCAAAATTTAAAGTGTTGAATGGAGCAATGATTATTGCAGGTGGATCTAAAAAATCTGGCACAGTATCATAAACTGTTACACCTGATATTGTTGCAAGTCTTGTTTTGAGTCCATCACGAATGCTTGAAAAAGTAGCCATTATTTTACTGACCTAGCTATGTCTTGTGCTATTTTTTCAAACATTTTATTCAAATCATCTTTGATTTCATCTTTCATTTCAAATACTGTACCACCAATAAAAGGTTTCATTTTTAAACCTCTTTTAGATATTGCTCTTGCAACTAAGAATGAGTTTAGTTTTGGAGATCCTCTTCTTGCCCATTTGTATAACTCTGATCCCTCTTTGTAAGGTGGGAAAAAAGGTTTTGTTTTCTTAATCGGTGTAAAACTTCTATATATTGGTTTACCATGTAAGAATATTGCTGTTTTAGATGTTGATGCTAATTTAACACCTCTAACCATTCTCAAAGCATTTGTATTACCAAGATTTGCTGTAAATATTGATTTTCTAGTCCTACCTGTTGATTTACTTGATTTAGATTGAGGAGATGGAGGTAATCTCAATCTGTCTTGAGCATCTTGTTTTAGTTTTCTTTTTATTTCGTTAAATGTATCTACTGATCTTTTGTTCCAAATAGATTGATTATTTATTGACCTACTTAAATCAAGAGCACCTTTTAATGTAAGTTTCATGCTCCATAAATCCTATTCCTATTTACTTGCGTAATACCTACGAATGGTCGCCCTGCTGATAATGTTACAGTTTTTTTCTTGAACTTTTTGCAAAGTGTCTTTACATCAGGATCTAACTCTGATAGAAAAATAACCGGTGCATTGCCTGTTTCGGGATTGCCACTAAATCCCATTGGGCTATTCTTTCTCTGGAAAAACCGAGCAGCTTGTATAAGTGTCGCCTGTTGTATTGCTGCCGGTACTGTTTCACTTCCAGACTGCACCGGAAACCCAAAACTCGCAGTAACTTTCAATCCTCTTGGATATTTAGTTGGTAAGACTTTACCACTTACCTCTATTGCCATGACTATCTTATCAAATGGCATCTTTGGATCTAAGTTTGCTGCATTATGAGGATATAAATAAAAATCAGTATTTAGTGTTAAGGTTTCGTGATCTGTGCCATCAGAGTTCAAAGTCTTTACAACTAGATTTGTTGTTGTTGCAATATCATCAACCATCACAAAATCTGTGAACTCACAATCATAAAATCTATCTTGCACATCTGTTTTGTAGAATACTCTTCCACAAAAATCATCAATAGCTGCACTTGCAGCATCTAATGCAAAATCTAAATTGTTATCTTGAGCTGTTCCAGACATTCCAAGAAATGTCTTTAGTTCGCTCTTGTCCATGTACTGATGGCTCATCTAACTCCTCATCAAGATCATCCAATAAAGGATCATCAAACCACATAGCTTACTTATTTTCTTTAGGTTTTACTGCTTTTGTTTCTGGTTTCTTTGCTGCTTTTTTTGTGATACCACTTGGGATTTCATCTCCCATTCCAGCAACTAACACTCCGGATGTAAATGGGCATTCTTTACCCTGTTGCATTTTCCCGGTCTTGTTATCTTTCCAAACCATTTGATTTTCTTTTTGTACAATTTTCATGTTTTTCTCCTTTTGTATATGGATAGCAGAGTCCACTACCTCTGTCTTTAACACAAAAGTATGACTCTGCTCTTCCATAAATTTATTCTATATCGTTGATTCTTGTGAATGCCTGTGGTTTATATACTGCCAATGCGTATCGTAATGATGCTTTGATTGTCAATATATCTTTTCCAAAGTCGCCATCTGCTGCATTTTCAGAGATGGAAATTTCCATACCTCTTCTGAACACATGGTTAGCTGCTAAAGATCCACCGAAAGCACCTACAACTACATCAATAGTAGTTCCAACTGCTCCACCGATTTGAGATGATTTTGTAACAGGTAATCCCCAAATGGTAGGAGTACCAGCTAATGCTGATGCACCTAACATGAAGTTGTTATTACCATCTACTTGAGCTACAAGTGCGTTATAAGCTGCTGGGCTCATAAGAACTGCATCTGGGCTCAATTTACCATTTACCTCAACATCTTTGATTCCATCCAATACTGTTCTCAACTTACCTCCAGCAGTTGCTGGGAAAGCTCCTGCTGTATAAGTGATCGTATTTATTCCGGCGTGTTGTGTCAAGCCGCGAATATTTGGTGCAACTGCTCCACCGATAAGGAACTGCTTTTCTAGTCTTTGCATAACATGATTTGCTAATCTGCCATCAAAATATGCTTGAGCACCTGCTTGATCTTCAAGCAACTCTGCTGTTATAGGTAGAGTTGTAATGAATTTTGAAACAGGAGCAGTAACTGCTGTGTAAGTGAAAGCATCCTCTGGTGCTGCACTTCCCTCTGCTTTTTCGGCTGCATTGTTTGTTGATCCCTCTTGTAAGAAATAATAAGTTGTTTGATCTGTGTTTATAGAATCTACAAGATCTAATGCTGGATTAGGATCTGGCTCTATTGCAGGAATAACCTGTTGATAGATTGTATCTCTAGTCCAAACTGAAGTTGTTACAGTAGTTTTTGTTTCAAATGGAATATTTTTCAATCCATGATCTACGAAACTTTTGTACGCATTAGACTCAAGAAATTGTTGCCCTAAAGATTTTGGTGCTTTTTCAACTTCTGGCTCTTGGTAGATAGGAGCTGTTTTAGCAACCTTTTCTTCTACCTTTTCGTTAGATTCTTTGATTTCCTCTAACTGTTGTAATTCAGTAATTGAATCCCCAATATCTGCGAGTTCTTGATTTCTTCTTTTTATTTCTTCTTTTTGATCGGATGTTAATTCAGACATTTCTTCAACAGAATCAAAAATTTCTGCTAATTCATTTGATTTAGCAGCTTTCTCATTTCTAAGTTCTTTTAATGTTGCCATTATATTTTTCTCCTATTGGTTTTTAAAAATGTTCTTTTGAACTTCCAAAAAGAGTTCATCATCAGAAACCTCATCATATCCATGTGTTTCCAAGACATCATCCAATCTGTTATAGATTGCATTCAAACCCTGTAAATACTTAGACAATAATTCAGTTGATTTTGAACTCATTGTTTTCTTTTCAGAGTTTCTTAGAAGAGCAAGATCTTCTATTCTCTCTGTAAATGCCTTAATCTCCTCAAGAGAAGATAGGGCTTGTTCTTCAAGCCTTTTACCCTGTTGAGTAGAAGTGCTGATTTCTGTATCAGTTTCACTTGAAATCTTACCTGCATAAGTCAATGATGGATTATCTTCTGACTCGTGCTCTTGACCTGTAATTCTTGTGTAATCATCCATATTGGAACATGGCATATAAACTGTTTCGCCATCCATCATGTGTTCGTGAAAACCAGAGCATCCTAGTTCTTCTGCTCTAGCCTCTGCCTCTTCTTTTGTTGTGTACATATCATCCCCAAGAGCTCTCTTTTCTTCTTCCTCTTGTGGTGTATCAAACTGATCTAAACCTGATTTCAATGCTTGAACAAATGAGTTTTGTTGTGATCCTACAAGTACAGGAGAAACTTCCCAAACCTTTACATCTTTCAATACTCTTACAGGTACTTCTTCTCCCTTTGAATCAGTCGCTGTTGATGTATCTGAATCTAAGACTTGAAAGCCATAACTGAACTGTTGCATATCTCTCATTTGCTTTACAGTTTCGTATGCCTCTTTGCCTGATTCAGTATTTAGAAAATATCCTTTGAATACTGCTTTTTCATTATCTGACTCTATGACACCTCTACCGATTACTTTGCTCCAATCGTGATTCCAAACTAATGGAACTTTGTTACCCTCATATCCTGATTTCAAAGCTCCTGCTTGTGTTATGTCATTATCTGAATCTACTTTATCAAATAAAGAAAATACAGCCTCTAGGTATCTAGTATCTCCATCTTCTTTAAGTTCTATCGGTGTACTTTTGTACACTAAGTCTTTTGGTCTTTTTATTTCTTCACTCATCTATTACCTCTACAAATGCCTCTGTGCATCTACAATTTACTACTAAATCTGCTGGAGCTTTCGGATCTCCCGGAAAATCCAACTTGATTCCATTATACAGATAAAAGCTATCAGCCGGAACTCTTTGATTGTCTAATATCTGATGAGCCTCTCTTACGAGAATATCTCTTTGAGATACCCACTCTTTTTCAAGTTTCTTGCCTGTTGATAAGGCTGCTCTTTGTTGAGCCCAAGATGATGCTTTCAATACCTCTGTTCTAGCAATAATCTTTGCTCTATTCAATGATTGTCCACCTAGTTGCACATTTATCTTTCTTGCTAACTCATTGAAAAACTTTTCTCCATTTGGTGTACCTGCAACAGGTTTAATTATTCCTAGATCTTCAAACTCTTTCAATGTATTTGCAACGATTGTTGATATTCTTTTCTTTGTTGTATTGTTAAGATCTTTCATTACTGCTTTACCATTTTCTTGCAAGAAGTTTGCTGCTTGTCCATCTTGAAACAATGATCCTACTGCTGGAGGTACATTTCGTTGCCTACGATAAAAACCCTCCTCAACAATATTTCTGATACTTCTTCCCTGTGATGGAAGTAATGTACCAAGAGTTGTAAAAACTGTTCTGATCGTTTCTTCTTCATCAACAGTTACACCCAAACTTACAGGATCTGCTGCCTTTTCTTCTTTCTGCTGTGGAAACAAACTATCGTATGTTCTTACAGAGAAATCATCTGAAAGAGAGTAATACAATGGTAAAAACTCTTTTTCAAAGTTTGTACTATCTATTACCTTTTCTATTCGTGTTTCCATATCATCAATATTTTTACTTGATCTAATCTCTCGTGCTATCTCTCGCTTTTGTCTATTAAGCTCTTTTGCATATATCTCTGATAGTGTTCCCTCCCATCTTGTTCTTAAATTATCTATCTCTTTCCAATAGATTTGTTTTTCTTCTTCTGTCTTATATCTTTTTACAGGTGGCAAACCAAGATACTTTACTGTTGGATCTTCCCATCCATAGAAATCATATCGTAAGGATTTTTCTTCATCCATTTGCTCTACTTGTCTTGCTGCCCATTTCTGTGCATTCATTCTCTCTGACTCTGATAAAGATCCACCCCAAAGCAACCAGCTAACAACTCCGGGAGGTGGCTCGGAAATTCTACCTGCTATGTAATCTTTTGCTCTATCGCTTTCTAAATCTACTTCATGTCTTGCAAACCAAGCTGACATTCTTCTTGCCTTATCATCAGATATTTCTCCATTTGCCATTCTTCTTGCCTCTCGGATTGTTCTTTCTACTAAACCATCTCCTGCAAACTCAAGAAGATCTAACCCTCTTTGTGCATTTTTTTGTATGTAAGTTGGTACATTATCTATTGCTTTTTTTCTTCTTCTAGGTTTCTTTGGTTTCTTTGGCTTTCCATATTTCTCATCAGAGGCATCTGGATGATCCTCTGGTAATAAATCTGTATCAAAAGGAGATCGTGGAAACTTACCTGTTTTCAGAGCTTTTAGAAAAGCATTTACTCTAGCCATTGCCCATTGATCTGCTGATGTTACATTACCTCTTACTGATCCGGGATTTGTTCTATAAGCTCCAACTCCTCTTTCAAAAACTTTTCTTAGCATTCCCATTGTTGCTCTGTACTTTGGAGAATCAGCATTGTGCTCTTCCATTTTTTTCTTAAGAGCTTTCTCAACTCTATCTGATAGCTGTTTTTCTTCTTGATCTATTGCATCAATCACTCTGAGCTTTGATACTTCTACCTCAACAACTCTATCTGTTCTCTGGTGTCCTCCATCTTCTAAGATTGCCCACACTCTAATGTTTGCTGTTTCTTCATTTTGATTCAAAGACTCTATGACACCATGAATTGTACTTGGAGGATCAGGATCTTTGTTGATAGACCACGAAACAGAATCCCCTACTTTCAAATCTCCAAACATAGCTTTATATCTTTCAATCTGTCTTAATCTTCTTTGTGCCTCTGCTCTCGTGTCATAACAGCCAAACTTTCTATCTCCATCTTTTGAATATACACAATATCTACCATCTTCTTTTTTTATTTTCTTTTGCTCAAGCCAAGAGATATGAACTCTCTCGCCATCTTCAAGAATTACATAGGTATCATCATATTCTTCATCTTTCTTTCCAGACTTGTTTTCTTCAAACTGTTCTGCATCAGGAACGCCTGTTGGTACTTGACCTGCAAACACTCTTGGCTCTGATCCATCTGCTGGAACTTCAACCTGTTGTATGCCTCTCAAGTACACATCCATGTTTGGATCTTCCGAAGAAAATCCTGTTGCTTTTCTTGCCTCTGCTATTGTTACGAAACCTGCTTGTAAACCCTTTACAACCTTATCCATTTCTAATGCCTCATCAGATTGTAAAGCTCTCACATCAGATAGATCGTACATCATTGAATAATTCAACTCATCTGTAAAATCAGCTAGTAATAATTGATTTGTAAGATCTTGTGCAACATTCTTCCACATAGGGA